TTCCATTTCATTAACTGTTTGTTATTGTCTGTAATCATTTCTTCTTTATTAGATAATACTTGTTTACATGTAGGACAGTTATCATTGTCTTCATAAAACTTTTTATGTTTATTACATGATGTTAGTTTACTTTGAAATTGTGCTTGAAAGTTTAATAACTTGTCTGTCTTTTTATTAACACCATCTTTATCATTTATAGAATCTTTAAGTTTTTGTATTTCATGTTGTAATCCTTGTATATGTGTATTGTATTTGTCTATGGCATTTTTATTGTGTTCTATCTTTTCTATTTCACCTTGTATTTCTACGTCTGATCTATTACTTAATTTTTCAATGTATTCTTCTTGTGTGTCAATCTTATTTTGGATAACATCTATTTCTCGCATGATGTCTTTGACTTGTTCATCCATTTCTTTTATTCGTACTTTAACCAACATACTCATTACAGAAAATACTTTAATGTCTAGTATGTCCTCTATTATCTCTCGTCTGTGTGCGGTCTTTAGTTCCATGAATGGTACAAAGGTCGAGGCCCCAAGGATAACAACCTGTGTAAAACTACGATAATTAAATTTAAGTATTTGTTGTTCTAATTGTTTTTGATAGTCTGCTACTGTGGCGTCTTGGTTCAATAGTTCATCATTTAGATATATCTCAAATATGTTAGGTTTGATACCTCGTCTTATTTTATAACGATTAGTAGATATACGAAACTCTAACTCAACCTCTGTGCCACCAAGATTAATACTATTGATTAATTGTTCTTGTTTGATTTCTCTAAAAGGTTTTTTAAACAAAGCAAAACACAAAGCGTCTAATATAGTAGATTTACCTGCACCATTATGACCAACAATAAGAGTGGTAGATGTATTATCTAAGTTTGTTTCTAGCCAAGAATTACCGCTACTTAGAAAATTCTTCCATCTGATCTTTTCAAATATTATCATATCTCTAAATCTCCTGCCTCTGTATATAAAGACTTCATCAATGTTTTTAATCTAGATTTTTCTAAATCAGTTTCTAGTTCATCAATATAATTGTCAAGTAGTGTAGGTGTGTCTTCACTTTTCTCAGCAATATCATCTGCCACGGTAGAGGCGTCTAGGTCTGAATAGTCTTCTATGATCTTTATATCATGGACATTTGTTTCTTTATAAAATCCATCAACAAACTTATCAAACAAATAATAATCTTTTTTCTTTTCTACAATTAACTTAATATATTTGTCTGTGTATTTGTTGTAATCAAAATTCTTGTAATCGTTTTCTTCATCATTATAATATATCTTTTCATGTATCGTATATGGATTTACAATTCTTTCTAGTTCTCTTGTTTCTGTGTCTAATATATGAAAACCTTTTGGGCAGTTATAATCGTGCCAAGTAAATTCATATTGACTACCAAGAAAATAGATTTGTCCGTCATCTGATTTCTTATGAAAGTGTCCAGACAATACTTTTTCAAATCTACGAAATAGTTTTTTATCTAAACCACTATCAGAAAATGTACCGTTTTGCATTTCGAAACCTTTAATCTCTAAATGTCCTAATACAATATCAGCACTCTCTTGTTCTAACATCATGGTTGTTTTTTCTATGTTGTCTGGAGTGACCCAAGGTATATACAACATTTTCATACCACCTCGTTCTACTACGGTTGGGTCTTCATAGACATTACCCCAATCCATGAGTTCTCGTGGTGCGTTTATTTCGTTTGTGTTTTTATAGTAGGTGTCGTGATTACCAATGATAATATCAACATGCATATTTTTTAATTCATATACAAACCTATTATTAAAATCACTAAGGGTTTTGAAGTTTACAAACTTACGTCTATCTAACACATCACCAAGATGTATAATGTTATTGATGTTATGTTCTTTTATATAAGGAAAAAATATTTCTTCCCAAAATTTATAGATGTAATTTGAATAGTTTGGATTATCATTACGACAGCCAAAATGCGTGTCGTTTATTAAAGCTATTTTCATAACATGAAGTATTCTAGTTTAGACAATTTCTTTCTCTTGATTGGTTTGGGTTTAGGTTCTTTCTTTTCTGGTTCAACATCAACAACCATATTCTTTCTTAAAAAATCAGCATATGAGTTTTGATATTCTTCATTATCACCTTCTTGTCTAACTATTTCGTCTAGTCCAGATTTAAGTATAAGTTTTTGTTTGATTGTTGTTTGTTTCTTTTCTTTTTGTATTCTTCGTATAAAAGCGTAGTATATAATTTGTGTAAAATATGCGAATGGATTATTAGATTTCTCTGGATCAAAGTTTGCAACATATGTTAAGCAATTTTCAATACCATCAGATATCATGTCCTCTTTGTATGTGTAGTTTATAAAATTTGGTCTGTAAGATAAGTGGTTTGCAATTTTAAGAAAACACTCACCTATGTAATTTGTGATTGGTGGATCTTTTCTGTTTCTCTTTCTTGCGGATAATACTTTCTTACGATACTTTTTCATTTCTTCTAAGAAGAGCTTATTATCAACGTAATGCTCCTTAGATTTCTTTTGTAGTTTAACTGCCATAGTATTACTCCTAATTTCTACTGATAGTATATCAGGATATAGTGTTTAAGTCAAGGGTTATATACAATATTTTGATAATTAATTTTTTTTGGTTTTTGCCTTGACAAAATGCTTGTCGCCATATATAATCCGGTATGTCCGGTTTGCATAGAGTATATACTTAGTGTGCTTTAATCTTACCTCTAAGATACTCTAGAGTTTCAAAGTAGTCTTCATCAGACATTTCATCTAGACTTTGTTCAAATGTTTTCTCGCTATATGTTCCTTTTGATGGAAGAGGTGCCAATTCTTTTTTAAGAGCAGGATACAGTCCTTTTCTTACATTATCATAATATTCTACTAAGTTACCGTTGGGTACAGCAATCGACATAATATGATTTTTATGCAAACTGTAGATTTTATCTATTGTCTGAAACATCCAAGGAGTTAGAGACATTCTCTCATCTACGAAATAAGATTTATCATCTACAGGACTCTCATGTATTCGTATTTTATAAGGTTCATTTAATCGTATAAAGTCAGAACCTTCTGTTACATAGATACCAGCGATGATTTGAGAACCGTTTGCTAACATCAACACTCTGGGTGATGGTGGTTTAGGTGTTTCTTTTTTATCCATATTACTATTTATCTAATGTCGACATGGTCAAGGTCATAGTCAAGTTCTTGTTCAGAATACACATTTATTCTTTCCATAAAATGGTTGAGGGTAAAGTTTTTGTTTTCTTTCCACGAAAAATCGTCAGCAATGTCGTACAGAGTTGCTTTAATCTTATTATCACCAAGACGCAACCCACGGCCAAGAGACTGTAAAATTCGTATTTTAGATTTGGTAGGACTGGCGAATATAACATTGTGAAGATTCCTAATATTGATACCAGTAGAAAAGGTTCCGTAACTCGCCACAATAATTGCGTTGTTTTCATTTTCTGTAATACTCCTGACTGTTTCACGATCTTTAGTTTCTGTGCCACCATAGACAAAAAACAATTTTCGTGTTTGATGGTCTAGTGTGTCACCTATCAGATCATATAATACTTTACCATGTTTCTCAACATACTGAAATAAAACTAAAGTATTACCTGTTCGGGTTTTTGTTAGATTGCGAATAAATCTATTTCTTTTTTCGTGTGATACTATATAGTCCATTTCTTCTTGGTAGTTTAATTTCTTCACATGCTTACATTCGTCTTGTGAGTATTTGAGTATAAGACATTGTATCTTTAAGTCTGCCAATTGTTTTTTATCTATCAGTTCTCGTGTAGAGATTACATTATGAACAGTTCCAAACAAACCCTCTAATACTAACTTATGAACCTTACTATCATCTAAGGTACCAGTTGTGCCTATACGATATTTCGCATTAACACAGGCACTCATAATTTTTTGCAATTCTTTAGATTTGTATAGATGTGCTTCATCACCAATTACACAATCAAACTTTTCAAAATACTTCTTATCAAAGGTCGCCAACGATTGCCATGTTGATATCACAACAGGTTTGCTGTCGTCTATCTCATATCCATAATATTTTCGTTGTACAAATTTTTCTGCCTCCCACCCATAGTCTTCGAAGTCCTTATACATTTGTTCTACCAAAGAAGTTGTTGGTACAACCAATAGACAATGCTTATTCAATGAAGTAAGTAATCGTATGATACAATAGATGATTAATGACTTACCAGAGGCGGTAGGTGAGAGCAATATTGCTCGTTTATAATTGATTGCATGAGAAAACGCTGAGAGTTGATAATCTCGTATTTTTATAGAATCCTTGATAATTTTGTTTGCAAACTTGGAAAAAGTATCGCTTGGAACGTCACCAGCAAGGTTTTCAAGACCCTCTCGTATGATTGTACCCCCCTTATTTTGCATAAAATGTTCAACATAAGGTAGTAGTCCGTAATATAGTTTGCCAGTTGCTTTTGAGAATAATCGTATCTGTCCATCCCATCGTTTGGCACGAACACTTGGCATAAAAGAAGCACCAGGTACTTTGAACGTAAAGAAATCTGATAAGTCTTGAAGAAGACCTAAATCATCACTCGTACATTTGATGTAGGATTCATTATACTTTGTTACTTTTAATTCTTTCATTTAGTTCTTCGTATGATATGTTTGTCCAGTTTTTTCTTTCGTCTAATTCTTCTATGTTCTCTCCTACATGTATAAATTCGTGATCTTCGTATTTGTTAAGTAATCGTTTTGTATGATATATCCAATTCTTTGGGTCAATTGCTTTCGCTTATGGTCCTACGTACCCTACGGACCCCTTGTAGATGTTGTTCACTTGTTTTGACTTCGAATGATAATCGTACCCTACCAGGTATATCTTGTTGACCACATCTGCTGCCATTAACGCAATCAAGACACCTGCGTTTGTTTTCTCTTGTTGGTACTTGCCCAATCCCATTACTTTGTCTTTTTTCTTTGTCCATGTTATTTTATATCCTTCTTGATCTTTACCAAAATGTAACTTAAAATCATCTTCATGCCAATCTTTGTGTTTT